CCCAAGCAAAAAACCAAACCTTGTATTGCTTCTCAGGGATAGGACTTAATCCAAACTGCCTCCCATCAGGACTGCGAATAACAGCAGAAGGCTGTCCCCATTGCTGCGAGTCAGCATCGTCGTTATTTTCTTGAGTTCTTCTATAGTCCTTCCAAGTCTCTGTAGACATGAACCTTAAGTTTCTAGTAACGTAAGGTGCAGTTTCTCCATCAACTCCTACAGTAGTAATATAAAAGTTTTCCCAATCTACTACACCATAGTCAGTAGTAAGGCTGTCGCTTGAAGGCTTTAATAGATACCATCGAGTACCTGCTACAGTATCTATGCTTGCATTACCGTACATAGGATCTACTGTGCCACTTAACTGTGTAGCCAAGAAAGGCCACTTAGGTTCTTCATTGACAATATCTAGATACGCACGGTTAATACAGTCTTTAACGTGTTGCTGTAATCCTATTGCACTAGGAAAAGTAGTAGCACTAAGAGTTACTTCATTCAGCTCTCTTAATACTTCATTTGTTAGTTCTAGAAATGTCTTAGCCATTATTTAGCACTCTTTACATTTTGGCATTGCGTCTTTTACAGTCTTACCGTATTGAGGCTGAGTACCTTTAGTACTGACAGCACCGCCTGTATTCATTTTATTTTTTGCATGACCGCCACAAGAATACTTACTTTTCATCATCTTGTTTTTGTTCATCATCTTTTTTAGCTCCAAATATTTTATCCCAATTCGAGGAATATTGAGAGTGGCTGACTTGGCTTTCTCTAGGTCTGCCATGTTGTGCCTTGCGGGGCTTTAAAACTATTCGCTTGTTCTTTTGCATATAAAAAAGTAGGGGAGTTTGACCTCCCCCACCTCCTAAAGTTTACTAGTCAATAGTGTAGAACGCGCCTACACATGCCTCTGGACGTAGTACTTTAACACCGTGAACATGAAGACCACGGACAATATCACCAAAAGATGATGGGTCACGGATAACTTCAGTGTTAACGATAGTTTGAGCAGTAGCAACAGCAGACATATGTCCACACATTACCTGACCTGTAGCTGTAGCAGTAGTAGGTACATTGTTAGACTTGTACATGCTGAAGCCACGAAGCTTGCCAGAGCTAATCAAACCATTGCGGATTGAACCCTGACCTGCGTTGAAGTCTACAGAAAGGAGTTTAGAATCTGTCTGTGACAGCTCCTCGTAGAAATCAGGAGATGCTACGAACCAACGACCTTCTTCAGGTACGTTCTGCTCATCGAGAAGACGAGCCATACGTGCCATCAGATCAAGAGGATCAACTTCAGAAGCTGTACCTAGATCGATAGATGCAGTAGTCTCACCAATACCACCAGTACCTACTGCTGCGTCTGCACCAAGAATATGGTCAGGAGCAGAAGCTGAGATACCCGCAGCAATCTTAGCGAGGACGTTTTCATCAAATGCATCCTTGAGTGAGTATGCAGCACTTGAGGCTGCGATTTCACGCCAGTTTACATGAGACATGTTGCTTTCGATATCATCAACGATGAACTTGAATGCGTTAGCAGTGTCAACAACAAGAGTAGTCTCTTGGTCTGTCAACTTAGTTTGTGTTACATCCGCACCACGCTCATACTGATAAACCTGAATAGTAGGCTCTTTGATGATACGTACAGAGTCACCGTAAGCAGAAATCTCACCTGAGTAATCAGTATTAGTGATTGCCTCAGCTACAGATGACTTACGGAAGAAGTTTAGTACTTGCTTGCTATAGACCGCAGGCAGGAAGAACGAATTAGTTTGTCCTGCAACACTGTTAGCAAAGTTACCGTCGGTGTCGGTTGCTTGTTCAAAATATTGATCAGCTTGGTTATAAGCCATGATATGTTACCTTTTAAAAGACTAAGTTATTTAACTATCCGTCCTTCTGAGATCGCAAGGTTAATTTCCTTTTCATACTTATCGTATTGATCTACAGACATCCGGGCAATTTCCCGTTCCGTCCAAATCCTTGGCTGCTTAGTATCAATGGTTTTTGTTTTAGTTGAAACCATATCTGCTGCACTGCCTAGGGGCTTGGAAGGCTTTTTAGATGACTGAGCTATCCCATTTTCAATCTTGTACAAATCAATAGCGCGACTAGCTAAAGTAGCATCATTAGAGTTCTTGTAAATCCAGTTCTGTATCTCTTGTGGCTGAGCCTTAGCCCAAGCATGGAAACTTTCATTGCCTCGAATATCTTCAAAGTCTGGATGCCTCTCTCGAAGTGCAGACTCTGCTTCTCTTCGTGCGATTTCTGATTCCCGCTGCTTAATACTTATAAGCTCTTGCCTGATATCAGCAATCTGTTGTTCACTTTGAAGGTGAGCTACAGACTCTACTGTGTCATAGAGATCAGGATGTTTCTTCTTAAACTCTTCAAGTTCATCAATAGACTTAGGAGCTTTATAACCCGGAGCAGCTACTTTTGCTTCTGCTAAGAGTTCTTGCTCTCTTTGTTTAAAGTGAGAAACTTTACTGTCATAATGCTTCTTTAAATCGTCGTAACGCTTTTTATAATTTGTTTCACTGGCACTTTCCTTTTGAGGGGTCGCTTCTTTTTCAGAAGGAGTAGCCTCTTTGGGTTGCTCGAAGAATAAAGTATCTGCGCTAACAAATGGTTTATCTTCTTGGTTGTGCCATTCTTTGTTCATGTTGTAAGGGTTAGCTGTTCTTTCCTCAACATTATTTACTGCTTCAGTCATCTCTTTCTCCAACGGGGCTTGTCATTTTAACAAGGTAGCCGTACCGTATTTTCTCGTCAGAATGGTAGGGGCTTGTTACTACAAGGTGGCCGTGATTATTTATCGTATACTAGGCATCCGATTAGCTTCTCTCATCATCTTCTTTACATCTTCCTCTTCCGAGTCTTGAGAATCAAGAGTGCTATCTTTACGCCTACTCATTAACCCACCATCATAAGCACGTTCTGCTTCATCCATCATTGTCTGAAGATTTTCTGCGCCTAGTTGGTCGGTTGCTTTTTTGGTCATAACAAACTCACCGTCAGATAATCTGGCAGGGATAGAGTCTGATACTCCCGTACCCGGGCCTTCAACTTCTCCGGCTCCGGAAAACTCAGAAGCAGTCACCAAAACTTTGTCAAAGATTTGACGTAGTTGTGGATCAGCCTCTAGAGCATTCTGTAAGTAAGACGCTTCTTCACCTTCTAAAGCTTGCGTCATTACATATGTTTTATATTCTTCTACCATCTCACCGTCTGGTAGTTGTGAGGCCATAGCCTCTTCCATTTCTTCTGGAGGTATATTGTCGTAAGTATCTTCAGGGATTTCTTGAGATGCTTCCATTTCAGGTGGGACAAGCATAGAGCCTTCAGCGTAATTAGCACGGTGAAAGGCTCCTTCCATCATTGACCCATCGGGCATACGATGCATTGCACCGCCTTTTGCTTTTTGCATTCTATTAAACAAAGCAGATAAACCTTCTTCAGGCTTTTCAATTGGGCCAAACATACTCATAAGTCCACCTTCATTTCTGTACTGACGAGCTGTATTAGCTGCCTTTTTGGGTTGTTTAGAAAACTGTTTGCCTTTCTTTGTATCTTCTTTTTTCTTTGCAGTAGTAGCTGCATACTCTGAAGAAGACATAGCTGCTATAGCTTTTTCAGGCAAGTATCTTTCACCTGTTGCTTCTGAACCTTGAGTAGAAGGCTTACCACTTTTAGTACGCCACTTCTGCTCTGTCCAATCCTTTAAAGACTGTTGAGAAGGCTTCACTTGTAACCACCACCTGCTTCTTTATATTGCTTAGCGAGCATCTGAGCTTTACGAGCAGACCATTGTCCTGCTGCTCCACCTTTACTACCTGCTTTAATCTTATTGAATAAGTTCTTCCGCATAGTAGGCTTAGTGTAGTTTCCTGCTTCATTTACTCTTGACTTAGTGGGCATGTGTAAAAATTACTCTCTATTACTCAATATGTCTCTAACTTGGTTCTTAAGCAGCTCCATCCGTTCCAGAGAACTCACTCTCCCCTGACTGCGGTACAGCTCCAGTTCCGATGTTGCCCCCACCAGTACCCGTAACTCCAAGGTCTTGGCCTGTAGGAGGTACTCCTGTAGCGCCTCCCATAGCTCCTTGTTGTTCACCAGTGGGGCTAGGCGGTGCGCCAGTTGCTTGTCCATTATTCTGCATTCCTATAATCTGAGCCATGATAGCTGCTTCTTCTGCATTGTTTAAGATCTCATCTGGATCTAACTCAAGAGAGTAAGCAAGCTCACTAATAAGCTTATCAATCTTAATGAAAGGAGCTACAGCAGGATTCTGTGCGGTCTGTAAGAACATAGTCAATCGTTGACTACGTACTTCTTTCTGCATCAAGCTGTTAGTGCCTGTCGCCTTAACCTCTAGGTCTCCTTGTATGTTGAGCTTCTCATCAAGGAACTGCATGTTCCATTGAAAGTAAGCTTCACCAAGAGGACGAAGCAGGAAATCATCTAGGTTCTTAATGACCGTTTTAATGTTTAGTGAGGCAGCACCAAGTAGCATTGACATACCAGAAGCAGTACGTGTCATGCTTTGTACGCCAGTTTGACCGTGTGAGTAACTAGGAATACCTGTTTGCTCATCTGCAAGCTGACGGAATCTGTCAAACATCATCATGTTTTCGTTAGAGGTATTAGGGAACTTTAAGCCATTAATAGCTTGTCCCGGCACACCTGCTTGTCTTCTAAAGACTTTACCCGGATAGATCTCCATGCTTTGACCGCCCACTAGGGCTGATTCATCAACATCAAAGACTAAAGATCCTGACAACGCTAGGTTGTCTATAGCCATACGTGCATGACCATTCATGATCTTCTGGGAGTCATCCATGTTTTCAGCAACACCAATACCAAAGAAGCTATAAGGATTTCTTTCGTATGGGAAAGCATGGTAAGGCAATCGGTGTGGCGTAAAAGGATTAACCACAGAACGAAGAACAAGGCCGTTGCATATCCATGCATTGATCTGTACTTCATCTAAGTCATCTACTTCTTCACCAAGCTCCATGCCGATCTCTCTAGCGTACTCAGCGTCTATAACACCCCAGTACTCTAGAACTTCAAACTGACCAGAACCATAGTCCTCGCCGCGCTGATCATCTTTTAACTCATGCTCATAGTCTTTAGGCTCATAATTTGGCCCCATTTGTAGAGCAGTACGTATAGCGTCCTTATCAAAGTAAGGCATACGTGAAAGACCACGCACCTGAGATTTATTCATCTTGTGGCGGTGGAAGACATACTCACACTCTTCCATGTTAGTTGCGTTAGGATCTGGAAAGAAATCCCAGATGCTTACAAACTCTATGCGAGGAACTCTAACATCCTGAGGATTGTACTGCCTTGTTCCATCTTCTGCTTGAGTCCAACGGTTTAAAGTCTTATTAAAGTTAAATGGCCCTTTAATAATACCAGTACCGAAGAGAGCTTGTTCAAACAGAGCATTACGCAGCTCACTAGATCCATGAGACTCTTCTATCTGATCATGGATTAATTTTTCCATGCGCCGTGCTGCTTCTTGCGCAGGTTTAGTTTGATAAACGCCCGGAGTGATAGTAGGGCCGTTCTTAAGATTATCCTTAAGAGCTACGTCCATATCCTCGAACTGGCCTTTATCGGCATAGGTGGCTCCGGCATTTAAGGTCTTGGCATCACCTGAGTATCCTACATTGTAAGGACTAGTGACTTCAGGCTGCGGAGCCGTACTCGTTTCAATTCCGGGCAGGGGAGCTTTAGTATCTAGGTGGGCATACTCACTTACACCTTCTGGTACTTTAGACTCACTGATACCTATAGGGAGCTTGTTAGATCCAAAGACTACATCTACTAACTGACCAAAAGCAGCAAGTACTTTAGTCTTAGTGACTTTAACAAACACTCGAGACTTCTCACTCTCTCGGAACTTAACATTCTTAGGGTATAACCCACGATAGTTATGATAGGCATTAATCCATCTAGACTCATCATGATCACGAGCCTGTTGGGCAGCGGCGTAACGATCAGTAATAATACCAACAAACTGATTGTGTAAGGACTCTTCGAGCTTTAGCTCTAAGCCTTCCTCGCCTTCAACATCACTAAAATAGATGTTGTCTGCTCCGGTTAATGTATTGTCCTTCATAGGATTTCCCTGTGGTTAATACCCAAACTCTGAATCTATTGGCGTGTAGGCTTGTTCCATATGTAAATGCCTAATACGTGCTAATGGATCATTGATACGAGGCCTAGACATAATTAAGTATCTTAGCGCATCGTATGCGTGATCCGAAGCATGTGTGTCCACATCTTCAGGGTTTGACTTATCTAAAGGAATACTTTGAAGTTCGCGTATCAGGTTCGGGCAAGTATTGAATATTTGCAATCGTGGCCTACCGCTTTGCTGAAACTTTAAGTATTCGTGAATCTGTATTTTTCCGGGTATACGAGACTTGTCAGCTCTTCTTAGCTTGTGTCCCATCTTTAACAGTGCTTCGCCTACTGTTGGCCCTGTAGCACCTGTCTTAGCCCATGCAGCCCCATCAAGAACTCCGGGTACTGCGAAAGGATCAGCAGCCTCCATCTCAGTTATCATGTAACCAAGATCTTCACCTGTCAACCCTTTCTTGTATAATTCTCTATAGACTACTAGAGTACCATCACTGGGATCTACTGCTGCCCATATGCAAGCACTCTCTGAGGCGTAACCGTAGTCAATGCCCTTAATCCTTTCCCACCCTATAGGGATCTCGAAAGGAATGATAACATGTGCAAAAGGATCAAACTCTGTAAAGGCTGCTCCTTCTGCTACATCCCAGTTACCTTCTAGTAACTGTCTGCGTTGTACTTCTGGCAGTGCCTTAAGCATCTGCTCGTAACGTCCATCTTGTGCTAAGTAAGGATTATCATCCAACCTAGCAGGAATGAACTTACGACTTAGACCATCATGACCTGTAAAAGGTTCATTAGGCTCGTTTGGCTCTATGTATCTCTTCTTTACCCAATGCGCCCCTGAGCCGCCGGGGTTAGCTGTACAACGCATGTACGTTTCTATTTCTGAATCTGTAGTACGCAATCGGGATGCTAGGTAGTTCCAAGCAAACTCTGTGGGGAGATGTGTAATCTCGTCAAAGCCTATCCAAGAATATGCTTGACCTTGGTAACGGTAGACATCTGCATCTCGTTCCAAGAACCCAAACTCTATTTTAGCCCCACTAGGGAACGTCCAGAGCTTTTCTACTTCTTTGTACTTAGAGCCGGGGAAGGCTTGTGGGTATAACTCCCTGCTCTTGTCTATAATCTCTCTAAGTTCTGGCATTGACCGTCTAAGGATCAAAGCCCTATGAGCGGCCCTATGAGCGTATCTGAGGGGGTCTATGAGCATGGCATAGGACTTACCACCCCCTGCTGCTCCACCGTACAGTACGTCCGTCTCAGGGGCTGCTAAGAAGTCAGTCTGAGGGCCGGGATTAGGCCTGAAGATAACATTGTCGTTAGCTTCTTCGCGCAGAGCCTTAGGAACACTCTGAAGAATATCTTCTGTAATAAGCTTATTGCTATTAGGCTTATCGAGCTTTCCTAGAGTTTCTTTAGCAGCATTGAGCTTCTCTCGCTCTTGATGAAGCTTTACCCTAAGCTTCTCTGCTTTTCTTTCTTTTTCTCGTAGAGATTTCTTTGCTGCAAGTTTAGCTTTAGTCTCTGAGTGGAAGTTATAGCCTCGTCCTTTAGAACCCTTAGGCCTCCCTGTCTTCTTTTTTGGAGTACCATCTTTCTTGAGGACGAAACTTCCGTCTTCATTCGTTAGGTAGTTCTCTGGATGATCCTTCCAATCTTCTTGCATCTTTGTCTATTATCTTCTTTAAACCAACATGACTGAGAGTACGACCTGTAGAGAAGGATAACCAATCAGCCCCATCTCTTAGGGATAAGGCTTTTGATCTTACTAGATCTTTAATGTGTTCTAGTTCTTCCTGCTCTTCTGGTACGGCTTCCAAGTATTGAGGATCTTTGGAAAGTTTATAGCCAAAAGGTATAGTGCTGCTAGTTCGCCTCATATGTAGCCTTGGCGGGTATAATGAATAACCCACCACTTACATTGTTATTGACTTCTAGCTTATCTTGTTTTCCTAGGCCTGTACGGTCTAGTATTGTTTGGGCTGCTTGTAGACGGAGATTAGCTTGAGGAATAGGCACATCAGAGTGCATTACTTCTACTAGCTTCATTGCTGCTTGTGGTGCGGATTGTGCTAAGATGTTAGAGGCTAAATCGATTATTTCATGTTTGAGTGATTTGACAACTTGCCAATGACTATTCTCAGCATACCCTGCCAGTACCGCAGCTTTCTTAGGATCACCTCCTGTTTCTACTAGTGCGTCCAAGAAACCTTGCTGTTTAATTGTAAGTTCTTTTTTGTTGCTCATGGTGGTATTATACATACTTTATTTTCTTTTGTCAAGTACTTTTTGAAACTAATTAATACTTGACAAATGGTGAAAATGACTGTATAATACTCTTGAGACCCCCCGGGTCACATATAGATAATAGTGAAGTAACAGTAAGACCTTTCTTTAGAGGTCTGTAAAGATCTAACTCACCCCTCCTAAGTCTTTTAAATACCCGCCCTAACTGCTTTACAGTCTTTAGAGCCTCTAGAGATTCCCCCGCCCAAGACTTGTTAACACTCTAAAGTCCTCCAAAATGTATGAGCAGGTATATATACTATGGGGGGGTGGGGTGGCCTCCTGCCCCCTCCCTAGTCTATAAAGACTAGGGAGACTCTAGAGCCTAGACTTTAGTCTAGCCAGTTCTAGGGAGGCCTCTAAAGACTCAAGAGTCTTTAGAGATCTTTGAAGCTCCAGAGATTCCTAAGCTCGTAGAGCTTCCCTCCTAGTTTACAGAGACTCGTAGAGTCTAAAGAGCCTCTAGAGTAAAACTCTAGAGACCCTTGAAACTAATAGTTTCAAGAACCTACAGCATTAACCCTTCACCTACTAAACTCTCTAGAGAGTTTAAAGAAAACTCTAGAGATCTATAAAGATCTCTAGAAATCTCCTCGTTTTTATCCTCCTCCTCACGTGTCTTTCACAACCGCATTATGCTCAGGGAAAGAGCTTGACCAAAGCTGTCGCTAATGCTATTCGCGTAGTTTCACAACCGCATAATGCCTAGGGAAACAGCTTGACCAGTTCCGGCTCAAAGTGCTATGCGCCGTGTTTCACAACCGCATAATGCGCAGGGAAACCCTTGACAATCCAAACCGGATGGTGTTAGTCACGCTGTCATGCTCGCTCTTTCACAACCGCATAATGCAAGGGAAAGGGGTTGACGGCAAATCGACCCTGTGTCTCTAATGGAAACCGTCACCGAAACGGCGACACCAAAAATCACATCACAACACAAGGTACATAACATGACTACATATAACACTCCTGCAACAGCAATCGCTTCAAGCAAGCAAATTTGGGCAGTCAGCAACAAGTTCACCTCTATGTTCATAGAGGCTAATGAGATTCCTCGGGTCAAGTGGAAAATCGTATCTAAGCGTATATTTGCCACCCTGATGCATACAAATCCTGAAGGGATTACTCATGGCAAGATTCAAGAGTACTTCGCCGCTACTCAGTTACCGAAGGTAATTGTTGGCCTAGTTAAGGCTGACGGCCTCAAGGATGAGCCTAAGGCTGCTAAAGCAGCTCCAAAGGCTAAAGCACCTGCTAAAGCAGCTAAGAAGGCTAAAGCACCTGCTAAAGCAGCCCCCAAGCCTAAACTGCACAAGGTCATAGCAGAGTACGAGGAATCAGGACTAATATCTCCGAAGGAGGCTCAGCAAGTTCAAAAGGAGTTTGACGCTACTGGCAAGTTACCACCAAAGTGGACTAAGAGTGCAGAGCCTACAGACCAAGGCACAGAAGCTCGACTGACCTTCCTCGAAGAGACAGCAGTTTTACAGATGCAGAAGATTGAATCCATCGAAGATGGTCTTGCACAAATCCTCCTCGCTGTCCGAGGCTAACTGTTAACTGCCCCCTTCGGGGGGCTTCACTGGAGTTTCAACATGTATCAATTGATTAAGCTTAAGCTCAACCCTTTATGGACTTTAACTTATAAGAATCATTATCTGTCCCCAAGTCCTTACAGATATATTAAAATGCGTAATAAAATAACTCTGTCGATCCCTACCGGAAAGCTGAGCCACACTCATTATGTATTTCAAAAAGTTAAATAATTATATAAACCTTTATAGCCCTTACAGGAAGTGTAAGGGCTAGAAAGCTTTACACCGCACCGTCCACCAAACCGAGAGGCAACCCAAATGACATTACCTAAAGATATTCTTACAGATGCGGTAATCGAAGCCGCTAAATCAGCTATTGAGGCTACAGCAGATCCAATGTATATTACAGATGGCTCTAAGGTTTATACCATCGAAGATGGGCCATGTGGCTTTGGATGGGTCAATATTAGACCTGCTCGAGGTAAGTTTGTGTCTTATCTTAAGAAAATAGGCATTGGAGCAAGAGATAGCTACTACGGTGGCTATACAGTTTATAGTCTAGCTCAAACGCAGTCTATGGCTAAGAACTTTGCATGGGCTTCAGCATTTGCCGAAGTCTTAAACCAACATGGCATCAAAGCCACAGCTCATCAGAGGATGGATTAACTATGTATAATGTTATTGTAAATGGCACAGTAGTTAATTGTGACCCAGTGCCTTTTTATTTGGCAGCTACTATAGCTAACTGGCATCGTGATATTGCAAAGCAAGACGAAGTTTTAGTGGTGTCAGTATGAATGCTGCGCTAATGATCTTGTTCAGTATAATAATTATACTATGGTTTTTAATTGAGGATGAATAAATGGCAATTTATAACTTTACAGCCGATGAAGATGCAAGTCAAAAGGTTATATCTGTTGAAGCAGATGACATCGAAGAAGCTAAATATATTTATTTCATGACACTGGTTGAAGCCATGACGGAAGATCAGCTATATGAAATAGCTGCTCGAACACTTCATGATTACTTCAGCGACACCTTAACTATCGTCCCACAGGAGCTACACTAATGAAAGATATCAAAGTAACAGTACACCACTCTTATGGTCGCAAGATTATTCGTCCGGATTGCATGGATTCAGAGCTATTTACTTATCTTAGCAAGAATAAAACACTAACTACTGATGACATCGGGCTGATTAAACGGCTCGGTTACACTGTAACAGTAACTAATTTAAATGAGTTAGCCATATGAATTATGATGAAGTTTGGAATGAAATGTACATAGCAGCTCATGAGTCTTTGACAAGATCTTCAAAGCGTAAGCCTAGACATACCTTCGGTGGAGCAGGTGTTATTATTACTGCCCCTCGTGAATTCGTGGATTATATGATCAAGTCTAAGAAGGCCTATTACAATATAACAGGGTGTTATATCCCTGTTCCTTTACTTACTGAAGACTATTCGCAGAATAAGTTAGCGTCTGAAGCAATGTTAGAAGTATGTGAGTTAAATAATATTTCAGCAAAGAAAGAGGTATACAAGCTATGAAAGAGTGGGCAGCAGATAAAGAGTTTGCATATTTGTTTAACGATTACAACAAGATAGGTTGGTATCAGTTTGCAGATAAGATGAATAGGCATGAGTTAAGAGTGCTTCTTGCTCAGCCTGACAATGAATATTGGCAAGATAAATACCTGAGAGGTAAGTTATGTCGAGAACAAATGTCATTATAACGCTATGGCTTTTAATTATATTAATTACCGGAGTCTACAATGCTTATTACAACCAAAGCTTTAAAGATATACAAGCTGAACAAACCTTATATGGACAAGGATTTGCCCTTGCTAGGGTTCAACAGCTCGACCAAGATTGCCAAGGGTAAAAAGTTAAACTATAAAACTGGCATCTTGTACCTCAAACCTGCTGATTCAGTAAGTATCAAAACTATATGTTCTCATGCTAAGAAAGCAGGATGCGACGAGGACTGCCTAGAAGCCTCTGGAAGGCTCGCTATGGCAAATGGTCAGTTAGCTATGTATCGGAGGACAATCGCTCTCCTGCGGGATTCTGAGGCCTTTGAGAGGCAGTTAATCAAAGAGATTAAAAAGAATAAGACTGATAAGTATGCAATCAGGTTAAATGGTACGTCAGATCTAGATTGGTCACGAGTTATCAAGGCATTACCTGATGTGCAATTCTACGATTATTCGAAGAATCTTAAGAGGGTTATAGAGAATGATCTGCCTAACTATCACCTGACCTATTCCGCAAGCTTTAATAACTTAAGATGTATTAAAGATACTATAAAGGCTATAAAGCTT